GGCTTTCGCCCTAGACTTTGATGGTCGAGTATCGATCTTCAATTGCCATCTGGCACTCTTGAGAACGTTTTACTTTAGGAACCGCTTTCAAATGACAGTTCGCCACAGAGAACGAGGAGCGAGGGTTCAGTACTTCGGTTCCTTATGGGACCGAGGCTGGAATCCAAACTACTTGATCGCCTATGGCAACAAGTTTGAAGGTGCGACGGAAGTCTGCGACGACATTGTAGGTAATCGAACGGGTGCAAATCCGTTTGAGCACAAACTAGTCTTCGAATTCTATCCATCGCTAACCGGTAAGCTGGAAGCATGGTGGGCGCCAGGGAACTATCTATTAGAATTTATAGATTACCCTGTCGACTACCAGCCAGCCCCTCCGGACCCCAGATCAGAGTTTCCGGGCTACACGATAAGTGAGCTCCATGACTTTGCCTGGAAGATACTTGCCGAGACTAATCCTAGTACACCCCATGTGAGTGTACCTAGTTTTCTCGGTGAGTTGAAAGAGTTCCCGCAGCTAATCAAAGCTTGTGGAGGCGACTTCTTACTTCGCTCGCTTCGGGGTGCAAACTCCAAAGCGGGTTGGGTCAGACGTACGCGTGATTTGGCTGAAAAGGCCATTTCTGAGATGCGAGGGAGTCCTTTTCCTCGTATTCTGAACCACATCGCCTCAGGCCACTTGTCGTGGCGCTGGGGAATTAAGCCGATGATTGGCGATCTCCGCAGGATGTACGGGTTCGTGAAAGCAGCTAATGAGCGCTTCGCTGAACTTCGGAACCTGAGAGATGGTAAAACGATCAGGAAACGTTGCTCGTTGGGTACATACCAAACTAAGTCTGAAAGGACGCGCAAATTCTTGCACTCCTTTTACTATGGCTTAGAAGGTTGGTCTCAAGTGACCTACACCGCTAAGGTGTGGGGGTCGGCCGAGTGGAAACTCGCGCCCACCGAAGGTGATCCAGTTTATGACTATTTATTTGGTCCTAAACTTAACCCTAACATGACTGACGAACAATTGGAACTGTTCGCCCGCCAAATCGCGGGAGGGTTCACCTCACATGAGGCTTTGGCAACGGCCTGGGAGTTAACTCCCTGGTCGTGGCTGGCTGACTGGTGCGGGAATGTCGGCGATTTGATCGCCGCTTCCAACAATTCAGTCGGATGTACCTGGGGTCGAATCTGCGTTATGCGCCGTTCTAAAGGCGAATATAACGTTGAGATAGACCACTCCACCGGCTCCACGTGGGCTACCATCAATGGTAGCTGGCGTGTTGCTATGGAGCGTAAGGATCGACATCCAGTCTTTCCTGTGCTACCGTTTCCTCTACCTCACCTGCCTCTTCTTTCGAAGGGGCGGATGTCCATATTGGGGTCATTGGCGATCCTAAAGGCACCACGCCTTTAGGTAGAACTCACCTAGATCCCAACCAACGAAAGGTCCTAGTTCCTATGCTTGGCAACACCCTGACTCTTCCCCTGACCGGCGGTGACGTCGTTCTGGTGAAGATCAATCAAGATGCATACTCGAGTGAGTATGCGCTGCGTACGAGTACGATCGTTTGGCGTGCGAAGATCCGTCACAGTAATGTGAAGGCTACCGCGACCGCCCCGGCGTACGATCGACACAACTTCGAAGTTGTGAAGACTACGTTGGCGACCGATACCGTACCCGAGTTCTACCAGAAGTTCTTCTTTGTCGACGAGCGCAAGCCCGGCGACACTGGAGTTGTTCTGGCGGATGGAATTGCCGATCTTATGATCGCCAGCTCCAATGCCTTCCTGGCATCCTTGGTGCAGTGGGAGTCGTAATAGTTATGCCCTCGTTGGGCCTCTAACTACTATTACTCCTGATCCTGATGGAATGTTGCTGAACAGCGTGGGGGCGCCTCACCAGAAATGAATTCTGATGTGTGCCTTAAATCGCCATGTTCAGGAACTGAGCGCTTTTTACGCAAGTCTCATGAGAGATTGTGCGTCAGCGTACCCTGCGTTGGAGGCGGAATTTGAGAAAGATCTCAACCGTCTCCTAGCCCTCGTGAAGTCGAGGGGAATTCGAGTTTTTCTCGAAGACCTCCCGGCCGTGGGTAAACACCTCGATAGGTGCTTAGATAACGGCAAGTACGAACTGTCAGGATTACCTCTGACGAAGAGGTTTTCTGGCAGAGTAGTGATTCCGAAGTTTCTTCGGGGACTCTACTTACTTGTGTTTCACGAGTGCGGTAGTTTGCGGACAGACTGCGATATACAGGCTATTGTCCTCCTCCGCCAAGTTTTACTTGGTGGAAAGAAGGCAACTGTACCTTGCAGTGATGAAAAAGTAAGCCTAGAAGTGGCGAGCTTTTTCGAAGTTGATCAGAGCCTCCCAACACCAGAATGGTTTTGGGATGAAGGCTCGTCGGATACTCAACAACCTTCAAAAGAGGTTGAGGCCGCAGAGGAGGCGGTCTACTGTGGTTACAGTAAATCGTCGCTTTATGCAGCCCGAGTATCAGATTTGGATCCGCGTAAGCGGGCCCGATTGTCAGCCTGTTTGGGGACGCTTGATAAAATATCAAGCATCCTTGCAACCACTCTGGGATCTTACGATCCGAGGGATTGGAAGCACAAACACGGCCCAGGTGCTGTTTCAGAGGTCACTGGTCCGTCCAATAAGTACTATTGGACAAACTGGACAGATCGTCTGGAACTCGAGTACCCAATCGCGGACTGTGGTTTCCATAGTCTTAGCAGTTGGGCAGACAGATGTCGCCAAGATGACTGTATCGGCTCTTACGAGCCTCACAGTCGATTGGTGGCTGTACCGAAGTCCTTCTCGAAACCGCGGCTCATCGCCGCGGAGCCGAGCCAGAATCAGTGGTGCCAGCAAAATTTGCTGGCCTACTTCTCTGAGCGAAGCAGAGCAACTTGGATTGGTTCATTTGTTCGTTTTAACGACCAAACACCTAACCAAGAACTTTGCAAAGCTGGGGCCCGGACTGGCACGCTTGCTACTGTTGATTTATCAGCAGCTAGTGACCGTGTTTCCTGTCACTTCGTGGGTCAGCTCTTCCGGAGCAATCCGAAAGTCCTGAGAAGCCTACGAGCGTCTCGTACCCGTCTTTGTCGTCAATTGCTGACACGTTCTGTGCCGGAGTTGATGACACTGAAGAAATTCAGTACGATGGGAAATGCATGTACCTTCCCAGTCGAATCGTTTGGTTTCCTTTGTGTTGCGCTCGCGTGTGTTCTAACTGAACGTCGCTTGCCAGTTACATTGGGAGCCATCCGGTCCCTCATTGGGTCGGTGGCCGTCTTTGGTGATGACATAGTCATCCCCACTGAATGCAGGGAGCTATTTGTAGATGCTCTTGAAGTACTTCACTTCAAGGTCAACACTAACAAATCTTTCTTTGGTGAAAACTTTAGAGAGAGTTGTGGTGTTGACTCCTTTCGGGGAGTCGACGTGACCCCCGTTTATTGGAAGACGTTCTACGACGGCGGACCAGAGTCGCTAGAAAGCGTGATCGGCACAGTTAACAATCTCTACAAGAGATGGTTAATGAATGCTTCAGCGCGTCTTTCGTGGACACTACCACTTAGCCAGTTGGCGATGGTAGATACGCGATCTGGTGTCACGGGTATACAATCACGAAGCGGTCTTGACAACCGTCACCTGCAAAGGCGATGGAATCAGGACTTACAGCGTGAAGAGGTAAGGGTGCGATGCCTTCGGGCAAAGCAAGACCGTACCGCTACCAATGACGACACTGCGCTACTCCAGTATTTTACTGAAGCACCAGAACCAACTACCCGTTGGTCTCATGGTATTGCGCAGCGGCCCCAGCTGAAAAACAGGCTGGGATGGGTCTCTGTTCACTCTCTCTATGCTCAATAGAGGCAGTGGGCTACGGAGTTGACCTTAATGGGCGTCACAAGGTGGTGACATCGCC